TATAAGTTTTCTGCCATAGACCATGTTGCTTCTGCTGCGGACAGTCTTTGTTTAAGGTCGTTAATATCTGCTGTGGAGTTAGTTATTTTAGACTCCATCTTAAAAATAGTTTCTTGGTTAGCTGTAATAGTATCTGTTAAAGATAATACATATCTTACCGATGTAAATGTTCCGGCTATGATTGCTGCCACAACAGGAACAATTACAATATTTTTCTTAAACCACTCTAGTTTACTTTTTGTTTTTACTTTTTTCATTACTTATAAAAACCTTTAAAGATCCATTCGACCCATTTGTCCCATAAGCTTTTTACTTTGTCCAATGCTCTGCAACAAATTTTTTTACATTTTTCAATCATTTTTTTTCTCCTCAATTTCATAAAAGAAATTATCAGTGTCTTCTGTTTTCCATTTACTTGTGTCTTCCACATTCCATTCGGATGTTTGGACTTTCCAATCTGGTGTCTCGTCTTTAACTGTAAAGGACGGGATGTTCCAAATTATTCTGTTGTTTGGCTGAGCCGCATAATTACCATCATCGAGGGCCATTATGTGAGCGCACTTATGTTCGTGCGGAATTTCTGAATGATCAGTGTCTAGTATATTACTCTCTGGGTGAGCAAAATCAATAGTAAATAAGTATTTACCATGGTGCCATTTTTTGTCTTTGCCTATGTATTTTCCTGACTGTGCGTCTAAGATGTCCCAGCAAGTAACAGCAGGATAGTAACTAAAAGAATTCCATAGCTCCAACTCATCAAGTCTATATTCAGGAACATCCTTCGGGTCATAGCCTCGTTGAATGAACGCAGATATCGGGAGACGATAGTAGACAGCTCCATTTTCCATAATACAATGAAAAAGGATGGCACGGCCAGTAAGAGCCGACATACCAAAAATAATGCAGTCTTCAACTTCACCATGATGTTTTTTACAGTCATATAAATATTCTCTTTTAATTTGAGCATATGTTACAGGTATATTTGCATTTAAGTAAGCCATAATTAATCATTTATACTACCCCAATTTTTGCCAAATTCGTAGTCAACTTTGTTTGGGACTTCCAAAGTTACGGCATGTTCCATAATCTCAATAATCTTTTTAGCCTGAGCATCTGTCTCAATAGATAGATCAAGCTCGTCGTGTATTTGTATATGCGGTATTATACCTTCTTTGTAAAGTTCTAACATTGACTTTTTTGTCATGTCAGCAGCTGACCCTTGTATTAATTTGTTTAAAGCTTTGTATGTGTAGGCTCTCTTGATCCCCGGTCCATGTTCCCTTAGCGCATCTTCGTGTGTCATGGCCTTGTGCATACCAAACTGGTTTGGTTCCCATAAATGAAACCTGCATAGTCTGCCTAGTAAAGTTCTTATCTGTCCTCTGTCCTGTGCTCTGTTAGATGCTTTCTCCATAAGCTGTTTAACAAAAGGTACTTTAGCGTGATAAGTATTAAATAAATCTGCAGCTTTGTCTTTAGTTACGCCTAGTTCTGCCTGTAATTTAGTTTTACCCATGCCATAAAATAATCCAAGGTTAATTGTCTTAGCTTGTGATCTAGGTATGTCTGCCATATCTGCTACGGTCTGGTGAAAGTCTGAGTTAGGATCTGTTTCGTATGCATCCACAACATCGTAAACTGATGGCAACTTATACAAAGCTGCGTAGTGTACAACAAGTCTTGGTTCTTGTTGTGAGTAGTCAAAGCATCCCCACTTGCATCCATCTTCGGGAATGAATAGTGACCTAATTTTAGGGCCAAGATCCTTGTTTCTAGCAGGTATTTGCTGCAAGTTAGGGTTTTGATAACTGAATCTACCTGTAACTGTACCACCACCTGCATTTCTTAATTGATTAATCTCTGCATGTATTCTGCCTTTGTGTTGGTAACGTAATATAGAATCTATAAATGTTGTGTGTGCTTTGTTTATCTCCCTAGCTTTAGCAATCATGTTAACGACAGGATGTTTATGTTCCTGTAAAAAGTTTTTGGTAAAGCTTGGAGCTTGTGTTTTATCTGTTCTTGGATACTCTAATCGTAATACATCAAACACTTCTGATATAGATCTAGCTGCCCAGATCTGTGTGTCTATGTTTGTTTCTCTTTTAATATCGTAAAGTAATTTATGTTCTTGTTCTATAAGTTCTTTTTTAATTTTGTGTGCACCTTCTACATCTACACGTACACCTTTAAATCTCATGTCAACCAGGCAAGGAAATAGATCTGTTTCTAAATCAAATATAGATTCTAAATCCTGGTGTAATATTTCTTTCTTCATCTCTTGCCATAAACCATACGTAGCTTCAGCATCTCTTTCGGCGTAAGATCCTACGTGTAGTGATGGTAATTTGTACATCTCTGATTTAGGATCAATACCCCACTCAGCTGCTGCTTCTGCTAGTGCTGCTTCGTTCTTACCAAAACCATTGTACTTCCATGACAAACTATTTAAATCATATCTAAATCTATTTTCATCAGTCACAGCTGCGGCTATCATTGTATCTACAATTCTACCATTAATTTTAAAACCCATAGCACGTAGCCAACATACATCGTACATTGCATTGTGAAATATTTTTATACTATTTGCTAATAAAACATCTTTGAGCCATTCTAAAACTTTTTGTTTATCCATGTTGCCACCACCTTGGTGTGCAATAGGAAAGTATCCTTTGTAATGTGCTGTAGCTACAGCTACACCTATAACTTCTCCGTTACCTATAACAGCTCCTGATCCTTTTTTAATAAGATCTGGATCTCTTGTCTCTAAGTCAATTGCTATCTCATCAACTTGTCTTAGGTCTGGAAATTCTGTAGGAATGTTCCACTCAGTCTGTGCTTCAAACTTTGGTATCTTCATAGTCTCTCTCCAGTATCATTTCTAGGTAGTGGATTGCTTTGTGAATGTCTTGTTCTTTCCCTTTCGCTGCATGTCTGCATATGTACTTTATAGCCGAGGCTTCTGCGAAAAGCAACCTGTTCTTGTTTACAAACTCACTTGGCTGCACGACCATGTTTCGGTAGTGGCTCCCGCCAATTTGCTTTTTATATACTTTAGATGTCATATCCGTTTCTCTCCTGTTTTGCTTCCATTATGTATAGGTTTTGTTTTGTACGTGTTACACCCACATACCAAACTCTGTGTTCTTCTTCTCTCTTGTCTTGGTCCTTCTCTACTACGTCTCTTATCTTTTTTGTGTTATCTAATATAATTAAAACATTATCTGCTTCTCCACCTTTGGCTGCATGTATTGTAGATAATTTTACTCTTGATGCTTTAGATAATTCTTCTCCATTCTGTCTCATGAGTCTTATGTATAGACTATCTTCTGGATGTGTCTCAAATACTTCGTACCATCTTTGTGTTACGCTGTAACCAAATTCTTTTAAATCGTAAAGTCTTTCTTCTGTGTGATCAAAAGGTTTATTTAAAAATTCAAATAGGTCTCTGCATTCTGTAATTGATAACAACGTACCTTCACGCCATCGTTCGTAGTTTAGAATGTTTCTAAACAATCTTTCATTATAACTTTTTCTATTTTTGTATTCGTAATAGATACCTCTGTCATGTAACTGCTGTTGTAGTGATCTAAGTTTAGAATGTGTTCTGCCTAAAATTAACCATGTTCCCTGTTCCAGGGGCACATCTTCTATAGAAGTTACCCTTTGTACAGTTCCTTCTTCTGCTCGTGGCTGCCACATTTTAACCAACTTTCTGTCTTCTGGTATACGTTCTAGTATGCAATTAGCTAGTGTTTGCACGGCTTTTGGCACTCTGTAAGATTGTGGCAAAACTATGTCTTTTGCTTTTTCTTTCTGGAATCTTTGTACATCTGCTCCGGCCCAACCATAGATAGCTTGGTCGTCATCACCTGCTAAAATAATGTGTTTAGATTGTGTCTTTAATATGTCAAACATTTTCCACTGTATCGGTGATAGATCTTGTGCTTCATCAATAATAACTACGTCAAACTTAGGACACAAATTAGACTCATTAAATCTTTCTATCATGTCTGTGAAGTCTACTAACTTGTATGATGTTTTATAATTCTCTACTTCATCTTTTAAAATTTTTAATAATCTTTTGTCTATAGTTTCAGAATA